CGGGCGCTACGCTTACTATATCGTAGTCCTCGGCGTTGTAGGTTAGTTTCCATTTTGCTGCCACGCTATTGGGGTAACGCAAACGCCAGGTTATGCTTGTGGCGCTTTGGATTTGGTCGTAGGGCATAGTTTCCGTGCCGGTGGCTCCCGGCACTATGCGCTCGGCATAAAATGAGCCTGCACTGGTCCAGGTCTTTGTTACCTGGCCGCTGTTATTTGTGGCCGTAGTCGGCTGGTAAAGCGTAACGCGCAGGTCTAGCATTACGAGAAATTTTGGCGGTAGCGAAACGCTAGGCGGTCAAAAAAGCGGTTTGAATTGTACGGCAAGTCGTCGCCGTAATCGTACCCAAATTTAATGCGCTGGTACAACGCATGTTTAATGTCTGCTGGCGGGTTAGTATCGCCGCATGTATAAACTATCACCATACGCTCCGGGGTTTCCTTTAGCGTAAGGGTCGTATTAACATAGGTGTAATCGGTGTACAAGACTTGGACCGTTGCGGTGCCTTCGTCGTCATAAGCCGTTACGCTTGTAATAGCCGTAACGGGGCCTAGGGGTAGGGCGTATTGCTCCTGCCCCCAGGTGTCCACAGTTACAGTTGTTGCACCTAAACGGTACCCGGTGTAGCTGTTAAATTCCTCGACCGCTGCGCTGAAAAGCATAGTTAGTAACGCATCGTCTGCGTTACCGTCTACACGGCAAAAGGCCTTTACCTCGGTAAGATTTACCGTAATCGGAGTATAACTGCTGACCGTTACCATTTGTTTAGATAGTTACGTCAGTTGCTAGGGCAAAAGAAGCGTTACGCAATACGGCTACGTCCATAAAGCGCTCTACGTAAATTTCAACGATAGATGACTTCATTTGTGAGTAAGGGTCTACCATTAAGGTAGCACCGCCCCAAAATCCGATTTGAACGTCTGCAAAGTTACCGAAAAGCAAACCGTAGGTATCGGGTGTACCGGTAGTCTTTTTAGAAACGGTAGTATTGAAGATATTGTAACCGTTTGCAGTCTTAACTGGGTCAAGCATACCTTCAACGAGGAAGCGTCCGCTACCAGCGTCTACTTTGGTTTTCTTTAGCTTGGCTACTACGTTAGGGTGTGTAACGTAAGCAAGGTTACCGGCTAGTGCGTCGCTTGCAGCCAGGGCAGCTTCCATGTCTACTAGGTCGTCAAAAGTGATAGCACCTAGGGCCAAAGCCTGCGCTGCTAGTTCAGTGTAGATACCGCTAGGCTGGTTAGATGAGCCAGTACCGTTAAGTACTGCGTTCTCTAGGCCTTTGTTGAACGAAAGGTTAAGCTGCTGAATTACGCGCTGCTCAATTCCACGGCTGTACTCTTGGCGCAACAGTTGGTTTGACATAGATGCGGAAATTACGGCACGCTTAGGCGACATAGTAACTTTATCAAAGTTGATGTCTTGGACGGTATCGGTACCAGTTTCAGTCTGCCAGTTTAGCGTGTAGCTAGACGTTTGCTTAGGAAAGTCGATGTTACCTACTAGGTTCTCTGCGATTGAGCAAAGGCCAAGCGTAGGCGTATTAGGGTACAAAAAGTCAATGTAGCGTCCTGGCTCGGTAAATACCAAGTCACCGCCAAGGTTTCCGCCAGTACCGCCAGTAACTGACTGCGTACGAGTGAAAAGCATTTCGGGCATGTTGATAGCGTGCATGTCGCGAGCGTCAACTCCAAGCCTGCGCTTTTCGCTTAGACCTTCTTGGTTTACTTCGGCTTCTACGCCAGTAAGTTTACCGTTGCGGGCTTCGTTGATAGCCTTAATGATGTTGAATTTACCAAGGTTGCGAGCTTCGCTCTTTGAAAGCTGACCTTGTACAGCTGATGCATCGACGAAGGTATTAGCTCTCGTTTCTGCCTCGTTTTCGTGATTTTCCACGGTTTCGGGGTTTTGGGTTAATTGTTCGGGTTCTGCCTCTTGCAAGGCTTTTTCTAGCGACCGTAAAGCTACGGACGTAGTGGGGTTAGCCCCGCGAGGGGTTAGGCTGATGTCGTACATTTCGCCGATTTTTTCAATGACGCGAGTGGGCTTTTCGCTGCGTACGTTCTCCCAGCGTTCCTGCTTAACGGTAAAGGCCCAGCTTGCCTGGTCTACGTCGCCACGACCTACTAGCGTGCGTACTTCGTTACCGGTTGATGTATCGGGCAAATCAAAACGGAACTTTAGGCCCTCTTGGTCTTGCTCCAGGCTTAGGGTGCCTTCGCCGTATTTGGACCGAGCTAGTACGCGGTCGTAGTCGTGATTATACAAAGCGTGTACGTCGTAGTCCCTTAACTCGCCTAGCGCGTTAACGTCTATGCGCTCCATAAAGGAACCCATGTCGTACTCGTTCCAGTTAAGGGCGTAGCCCTCTATGGTATTATTCTCCGTCGCTGGTATCGTCCGGCTCCTTATTTCCTTCTCCATTTTGTTCGTCTGTGCTGCCCATGTGCATAGGCTTGTTATATACGTCGCCGCCCTCAATAGGTGCTAAACCTTCAATGCGGCGTATTTCGTTTGCGCTCATTACGCCAATGTTCCAGTAATTGACGTTACGCTGTACTTCAGTGGTGATGTCGCCGCGCATAAGGGCTTTAAGGTCCAGCTGAAATACGCGGTTACCGCTTAGTAGCTTGTTGGTAAATTCCATTTCTATTACCTCAATTAGCGGACGGATGCAGTCGCTGACAAATTGGGCGTTTTGCGCCTCAATGCTATTTGCGTAGCCTGCGCCGTCCATGTGTCCAATTTTGTGCGGGGGGACGCTGTAAAGGCGGCATATTTCTTCAACACTAAAACGTAAGCTCTCAATTAGCTGGCTCTCTTGAAAGTTCGCAGCTACCGGCTTGTACTCTGCTCCTTCTGTTAACACAGCCGTCCGCCCCTTGTACTCCTTATTCAGTTCGTCGAACTGTCGGCCTATTTGCTTAACGCGGTCCGCGTCCCGAATAGTGCCTTGAATTTGTAAAATGCCCTTGGGCATACCGCCATTACCATAAAACCCGCCCATGTGGGCAGTTGCGGCCATTGATGTACCGATTATTTCCTTAGCGTAAACAATAGGGCTAACTCCGTTAATGCCGTCAAAAGACCAGTATTTAAGGTGGATTAACTGGTTTGGGTTTAGGCGTAGGTTGATGCCGTTGCGTAGGTGCAGCTGGTAGATAAGCTCACCGCTGGTAGTATCTACCGTTACTAGTTCGGTATCTATAAGCTCCAGGCCGGCTAGGTTATTACCGCTACGTACTGGTAGTACGTAAGCGTTACCCCGCAGCAAAAGCTGCGTTAACATAGCCTTTCTAAAGTCGTAGCTATTATACGCCTCGTTGGGTCGCTTGCTTACAAGGTCGTTAATTAGTCCAGGCTGGAACAGTAGGCCTTGCTCGGTTTCTCGGAACAGTTGCCAGGGCAGGGACGCTATGGTATTGCCGATTAAGTTAACGCAGGCGTACAAAGCGCTAACTTTTGGCGCGTTTGTACTGCTTACATTTTCCCCTGCAAGGGTAGCGTTCCCCCCGAAAAGATTGATTAACCAGGGCTTAGGGCTTATTACACCACTAACACTGCGCTTTATACGGTCATACCATGCCATTACACAAAGTTACACAAAAATTATATCTAATTCTTCATACGTCGACATTCCGGTACTAGCATTGTGAACATAGCCCGCTAGCGCCGTAATAAGCGCAGCCGTGCCGTCTATGCGGTCCGGCGCTTTATCCTTTTGAAAGGTCCAGTTATCGTTTTTATCAATATGCAAACTAGTGTTCGCTATCATCCAGGCCGTTATCGGGTTACCGTCGTGTGTTATGCCTTTAGTGGTAACCATTCGATAGAGTAACTTCATAGGCTCGTTTACCATAAGTGCCGACTGCCGGACCTCATAACAAAACTGCTTGCCGTATTTGCTGCGTAATCGTTCCACGGTTTCCGCTGCGTTCCAGGGGTCAAAGAAAATGCCCTCTACCGGGTGCTTTCCTATAATGCTTTCAATCATTGCTATTCTATGGTCCGTTGTAGTTACCTCGCCCTTCACCATGTCCAGCTGTCCGTTCTTTATCCAGTTCCGCGCTAGGTTAGGGTACTTCTGCTTTCGCTTGGTCATGGCGTGGTCGGTGATTTGGTAATACTGAACAGTGTAAAAGCGTTCGCCGTTAAAATACACGACCGCATAGGCTGTAAAGTCGTTTACAGCTGCAAGGTCAACCCCTAAAAAACAGCGCCATTTATCCAGGGTTTTAGGCTTAGGACCCTCACACTTCAGCCATTTGCCTAGTTCAATGTACGGCTGGGCGCTACCGGCCCACTGGTTTAGGTGCAGTTTGCGTAAACTTAGTAGCGTTGGTTCGTCGTGCTTGGCTGTATTGCTTAGTTCCTCTAGGTATTGTAGCGTAACCGTTATACCCAGGGACGGGTTAGCCTTGGCCCAAACTTTTGGGTCGTGCGGGTCCTCTTCGTCCGTTGCCCCGTAAATGATAGTTAGCCAGCTAGGGTCTATGCTTGGCTGCTCTTTTACCCGTTCTGCGTATTCGTGCCATTTGTGAGCAAAGCTGTAAGCGCTTCCTGCCGTGGTGATAGCCACCATTTGGCTAGGGCGTGAGGCCATGGACGTACGTAGGGCTTCCCAAAGCTCCGGACCCTTTACCTCATTCCAGCTGTGTATTTCGTCGCATAAGATAAAAGACGGGTTTAGGCCGTGGTTACTGCCCCCGTCGCTGGTTATGGTCTTTAGGTAGCCGGGCTTACCCTTTAGCCGTATTTCCTTACGGTATGGCTCCAAGACCTTTTGTAGCTCCGGGTTCAACAAAATCATGTTTCGGACGTAGCCAAACAAGATGCCGGCCTGTTCCCTGGTTGCAGCTGCTAGGACTACCTGGGGGTTGGTCCCCTCTTTAAATCCTTTGAGCATATGGGCTATGGCAAGCATAGCAATGAAAGCGCTCTTACCGTTCTTACGTGGTATTTCCAGCCAAACCATGCGCTTGCCCTCGGCATCGCGTATAAGCTTACGCTGCCATTCCATAAGCTTTACCGGTTGACCGGCTCCGCTATCCTCGGTTAAGACGCAAAAGCGCTCAATTATAGATTCAGTCCAAGTTAACTGCATCACCCACAATCTTACGCAGTTTCTCTATTTCGGCGTTTGCCTGCTTTAGTGCTTCCATTGCTGGGTTTTTTCTTAATACTGGTTTACCTCGGTCCGTTACTGCTTCCAATATAGCGCCGTGAGTATCTATACTCTTTTCGCACTCAGCCTTTACGCGCTCCCAGCG